CTTAAAGAAGGTGCAGCAGGTATCAAAGATGCGATTACAGGTGTAAGTAAAACATTTAATGATACTTACAAACGTTTCGAAGCAGGTACAAAGGAACAAACTAAAACTGAAAAAGAAGAGGCTGATAAGAGAGCAAAGAATGCAGCAGATGCAGCAGCTAAAAAGAAAGCAGCAGAAGAGAAAGCAGCAGCAGAAGCAGAGAAGAGAAGAGAGGAAATGCTAAAGAAAGCTGAAGCAGCAGATGCGGTTGAATTAGAAGCATTTAAAGCTACATTATCTGAAAGAGAAAAGGCTGAATACGAAGCAGGATTAAAATTAGCTGAACAAAGAAAAACATTAGCGGCAGCAGGTAGAACTGATATGACTGCTATTGAAGAACAATATCGTATTACACTCGCAGATATAAAGAAGAAGTACGATGATGAAGAAGCTAAAAAGAAAGAAGAGCAAGATAAGAAAGATGCGGAGAATCTTAAAAAGAAATTAGAAGAGGAAAGAGGTATAATACTTACAAATCTTCAGGCTAAATTTGAAGATTTAGATAGAGAGAACGCCAGAATTGAATTTGATTTTGAGCAGGATTTAGCTCGTTTAGCAGAACAAAGACAAATACTTGCAGACCAAGAAGCAACTGAATTACAAAATATGGAACTTACTGAATTCCAAAAAACGGAAATCAGAAAGAAGTATGCAGATGCAAGAAAGGCTATAACTGACCAGGAGATAGCAACCGAAAGAGCAGCAGCAACTGCAAAGCATGATATCAATATGGCTTATTTAGGATTGTTCCAACAATTCGGAAGTGTATTGGGTCAGGTAGCAGGAAAGAATAAAGCATTAGCGATAGCAGCAGTAGTAATACAACAAGCAGCATCAATTGGACAAATTGTTGCATCAACAGGTATTGCTAACGCTAAAGCAGTAGCAGCATCACCATTAACATTTGGTATGCCATGGGTGGCAATCAATACTGTATCGGCAGGTTTATCAATCGCAGCATCGGTAGCAGGAGCAGTTAAATCTATATCAGAAATTAATAAAGCAGCATCTCAAGCGGGTGTAACAGGTGGAGGTGGTGGTAGTGCCGCAACTGCACCAACAATAGCTGCACCTAGAGTTGGAGGTATGGCTGCACCACAAATACAAACCGCAGGTGGACAAAACCCATCATCACAAATTGCACAAACAATTGCAGCATCTCAAAGTAGACCTGTAAGAGCATATGTAGTTAGTGGAGATGTATCATCACAACAGGCGCTAGATAGAAGAACTAACTCAGCGGCTACTTTTAGTAGTGGTGGATAACCATTTTTGAATTTATAAATGTTAAATAGACATGATAAAAGATAACACAGAAGAATTATACGAACTTATACTACAAGATGATGAGGATGGTGTATTTGCTAACTCATTAGTAGAATCACCAGCTATCGAAAGAGATTTCGTTTGGTTGAATAAGGAAGTAGCATTTCAATCGGTATCGGAAGAGAAGCAATTAGTTGCCGGTCCAATATTAATTCCAAATAAAAAGATACTTCGTATTGATGGTGAAGGTAAAAGATACAATGTATTCTTTACGCCTGAAACTATTGAGATGGTTGCCAGAAAGTTTATGAAAAACAAATATGGTGATGAAGTAACATTGGAGCATGGTAACAAAACATCGGGAGTTTATTTAACCGAGAGTTGGATTGTAGAACAATCTTCTAAAGATAAATCAAACTTATACGGATATACTTTACCAAAAGGTACTTGGTTTGGAATATACAAAATCGAAGCACCAAAGATTTGGGAAAAAGTAAAAGATGGTACATTCAGAGGATTCTCAATTGAGGGTTTATTTGAACATAAGAAGAGTAACCTTAAACTTGCTTTAGAGAAGGATATAGCGGACTTAACTGATGATGAAGCAGAAGTATTACTTTCACAAATTAAAGCGATTATAAAGAAGGATAAGAGGTATGCAGCAAAGCAGAGAATAGAAATGGAATCTTATTCAGATTATGGACAAGGTATTTCTAATAATGCAAAGAGAGGAATCGAATTAAACGAAAAGAATGGTAATAAATGTGCAACCCAAACGGGCAAAGTAAGAGCACAGCAATTAGCAAATGGTGAACCCATTTCAGTTGAAACCATCAAAAGAATGTATTCCTATTTAAGTAGAGCTGAAACCTACTACGATGAAACTGATACATCAGCTTGTGGAACTATATCTTACCTATTATGGGGAGGTAAAAGTGCATTAAGTTGGAGTAGAAATAAATTAAGAGAATTAGGATTGTTGGAAGAAGCAGAAGCACAACCATCAATACCGGCATCTACATACCCTGGCGAAGCAGCTAAAAAAAGAAAGAAAGATGACAAGTAATTCCGTACATAGTAAATTACAACATTTCATTTCAGCTGAAATCAGTTTCTCTGAATTTGAAGATATACTAAAGAATCAGGCAACTCGTTCTAACCCTGTTAGAGTAGGTTGGATTACTGAAACTGGCAGAAAAAGATATTATGATATGTTTTGGATTGATGGACCGATTGGTGATGGTATTGCCGGCGGTAGTGATACTAAAGCAATGATGGATATGTATAATGTGCCAGTAGTTGGATTAGATGGTGATTGGAGAACTTTGGACTTCAATACTGTTTATAAAGTAAGATTTAATAATAAAACATATAAAGTAGATAACTAATGCCAATCAATATTAACAAAGGAGAATCTGAAAGTGAATTCATCAGTAGATGTATTGGTGAAGAAATCAATTCAGGCAAAGAGCAAGATGTAGCAACAGCTATATGTTACTCTTATTGGGATAAAGAAACAATGAGTAAGATAAAAGATACTTCAGCTAAAGTAATGGCTAGAGTAGCTTACGATACTAAATTCAGAGGTATCAATCTAATGGCTGAAGAAGGTGATGACCCATGTTGGTCTGGATATGAGCAGTATGGTACTAAAGATGTAGGTGGTAGAGAAGTTCCTAATTGTATACCTGTAAGTGGGGAATAATGGAAACGAGATTACTACAATTAGAATTAAGTATGGATGCCGCTAAAAGAGACATCGATGAACTTAAAGAATTATTAATTAATTTAACCTTTATGGTTAATGATTTAAGTGATAAAATAAACTTATTATCAAATGGCTAAATCCAAATCATCAGGCGGTACTACAAAAGTATCATTCGGAAAAAAGAGTACAGGTAAAGCGAGAAAGAGTTATGGTCCCAAAGACCAAAAACCAAAAAGATATAGAGGCCAAGGCCGTTAATCAGAGAGTAAACAAAGAAGGGTAGCCATAAAACAGCTACCCTTTCTTCATTTCAAAATTAAATACTATGGACAGTTAAAACCTCAACAATACAAATGTACGAAAGGTTTTTCAATTTTCCAAATTTATTGCAAAAAGAAACCCACCCTGAAATGGCACTAACAGGGTGGGTGTATATAAAAAGGTAATAGGACACTGATTATAAGTTACGTGTATAAAGAATCAGTATTGATTAAGTCCTATTCTCTAATCTTTAACAAAGATACTTAAAAAAATCTACATTTCCAAATAAAAAATATTTTCATAATTTCTAAAGAATATCGGCGCTTTCGAAAATTTGCTTATACTTATAATAAATACTACAAATTAGTTTAGTAACATAAATTTGTTAATTTAAAATATTTGTTGTATATTTGAAACATCAACTCTAAAAATGGCACATCTCTAAAACAAATCCCCTAAAAGTAAATCGACCTGTATTCAAGCTACGATGATTCAGTTGAACGGTAGTAGTTTAGACATCGGATTAGTAATTGCACTACTGAAATAATGTAGAAACATAGCGATGAGGTTTTCTCCGGTAGGTCAAAAGAAATAGTTAATAAGAGATTGACGAGTTGGTATAGGTTTTTGTACAGACACCCTTTACTATACTGATAATGACTCAACTACGAAGTACTATTTTGAAAAAATGCAGAAAGCTCCAAAGGGTGTTCTGGCTACATTCAGTAGTGTAAAATTATTTTAAAAAAAGTTAGTTAAAACAGCTTTTTCGAAAAATTAAATGATATATATAAGTATAGTAAAATAAAAACAATTATAATATGGCACATGAAATCTGGAAACCAATAGAAGGTTTCTCACTCTATCAAATCTCAAATACAGGAAAAGTAAGAACTTGTCAGAAAGGCAGGGGCAGAGTTAATTGGTATGAACTTAAATTAAGAAAGAATCATAGAAGTGGTTACATATATGTTGGATTATATGATAGCATCAGCAGAAAATGGTTTAGAGTTCATAGATTAGTTTATCAGCACTATACAGGTTGCATACCTGATACATTAGTAGTTGACCACATTGATAATGATAAACAAAACAATCACGTTAACAACTTACAATTACTTACTAAATCAGAAAACGCTAAAAAATATCATAAATTAAAAAAACAAATCAATGAGCAAGAGTATTAAGAAAAACAAAATGCTACAAATCAGCGAAGAAACACATAAGATGCTGAAAGAATATTGCGATAAGCATGGTTTCAAAATGGGAGGCTTTGTATCAGCATTAGTTAAACAAGCAATTTACGGAAGAAAAGATAGATAATATGAAATGTATATTCAGATTTGGAACTTGGTTAGAAGGTCTAATTTCAGTTCTAACATTAGGACACGGTAAAGCATTCGCAGGTTGGGTAGCTTGGACATTCTTTAAGAACCCTGATTGTGGCTGCGAAAGACGTAGAATTTATTTAGATGAACTATTTGGATGTCAGGAAGGAATTAAATTATAAGTTATGATAAAAGTATTAACAGAAGAAGAAAGCGCTCAAATGCGACTAAAAGAATTAGAAATGAAGCGATTATGGAGTAGAGAACAAATCGTAGCAGATGCGAAACTATTCCGCTCAATGCCTGATATGGGAAATACAAAGTACATAGTAGGTGAAGAGAATTGGCAAGGTTTCTTTAAATGGTTAGAAACAAATGAAGCAAGAGAAGTGTGGAATGAAACGCCATACATTTTAACATTAGCACAATATTATACAAACAAATAAAACAATTATGAAAGTAGTAAAAGCAAATTTAGATGGTACACAAGCAATCGATGAGAATTCAGTATATCTCGTTGATTTTTCAAAGATTCAATCAGTAAATGATTTAGTTATAATCCTTGCATCAGTAGGATTTAGTTTCTCACCACGCCACCCGCAGTTTGAAACAATTAAGCAGTTTTTAGCATTGGATAATCCTATTGCACTTCAGCAACCACAACAACCAAAGCAAGAAGAAATTAAATTACCTAAATTGAAAAAGTTAGACTAATGGAAACAACTGTAACTACAATACCACCAGAACATACATTCCATCCTTATACTAAAGATGAGTTTGTAGAGTTAAGAAATGTTATGGTAAACATTACTACACACATTCCAAATGATAGAATGGGTTGGGTATGGGGTAACCATAATAAAATAAGTGGAACAAACGAACCACAGCCGTGCAGTTGTGGTAGTGCTGCAGGACATTGGAAGAGAGCAGCGGAAACTATTCGTAATTTTATTTCAACAAAAGAATCACTATTAAATGGCTAATGAAGTAACCGGAAGTGTGGCTGAACAATGTGAAAGAAGATTGGAAAATCTATTTAAACAATCCCATACATGGTTACTTCAGGTATCATTCAACATATGTAAGAATACAGAAGAGAGTGAAGATTTAGTAATGGAATTGTATGAGTATCTACATAAGAAGCAGAACAATAGAATCTTCTTTGATAACTCATACAATCTCATTTACTGTATGCATTTCATTAAACATCGTTGGATAAACAAAACAAAGAAACTTAAACGATTACAATATCAGGAAGATATCTTTACTGATGACCCATCGGAAGAGTATGATGTAGATAGAGATTTAGGTATAATGAAAGCATATGATGAAGTAATGGGAGAGATACAAAGATTAAAACAAACCAGACAATTCGCATCTGCTATGTTGTATGAGTTGTATTGGACTTCAGATGATACACTGCAAGAAGTTGCAGATAAAATCGGAATATCAAAATCGACAACCTTTATAGCAATAAAGAAAGTAAGAAAGCATCTAAAAGGAATAATAAAGAATCCATTCATAGATTAATCAGTTATAATGAGAATAGAGATAAGGGAATGTATAAAATGCGGAGAGATAGGAGAAATACCACAACCAAAGGACCATACGAGCAATGTATGTAAAGAGTGTAGAAACAAAGCAGCTAGAATATACGCAGAAAGAAGAGCAGAACAAAAGGGACAAAGAAAAGGTATGATGGGAAGATTACCTTACCCATTAGAAGGTAAGTGGGCATATCCTTTACAAAAGTTTCAAAGCATAAACAAAGTATTTAAGAAGTTACATTTTAGACAAGAATGGATAGAGCAGATAAGAATCAATTTAGAAATTACTCTTAACAATAAAGAAGTAATGGATTGGATTAATGCACATAAAGATGAAGCACCTTTAAAAAGACAAAAGAAGATAGAAAGAGATTACCCTGATACAACTAAAATGACATGGGATGAGTGGGAAAAGGGGGGCTGGGGAGATGAGGTCGATAGTTAGAAAATTTTGATAGTAATGTTAAGAGAAGAAACATACCATAGGATTGCGAATGAGTACGGAGTAGGCGTAGGTATAGCAGAATGGACTGAACCATTTTATCCCTACTATCCAATAAGTAAGATGCCGGATGATTTCAAAGTTATAATTCTGACAAACCTAATAATAAGAGAAGGTATATATCAGCAAGTACATAGAGAACTATGGAGACTAAAGAATAAGATAGGTAAAAGAAGAATAAAAGAAAGTACACTATATGAGAAAGCAATTAACAATGTGGTTGAAGAAACTGGCATCGTTCTTAATATCTGAAGAAATGATATTATTAGCCGCTTACTTCTTCCTACTATTCATCCTATCATTTGGATTTCATATGCTAAAGACGATATGGGTAGCACTCCTAAAGTAATATATACATATATACGCATTAACTACAAACCCAAGCATCGGTGTTAAAATAACATAGCTAAACATTAAAGATGCCATTCACAAAAGGAAACAAATTAGGAAAAGGTAGACCGGCAGGACAATTGAATCGTTCTACCGAACAAGCTAAACTTGCTGTTGCAAGATTGGCTAATAGTGGATTGGATGCGCTGAGAGAAGATTTGGAGAAGATAAGAAAGAATGACCCATTAGAAGCAGCAAAGATATATTTGAAACTAATTGAGTACATCGTTCCAAAGAAACAAGCAATAGAATTGACAGGAGAAATAAATCAACGCATTCAACAAATATCAGTAAACATACAAGATGGAACTGCAAATAGACACATCAAAGACGTATAGAGATATTGAAGGTAGTAAAAGAATCTGCATACTTCAAGGAGGAACGAGAAGTGGTAAGTCATATTCAGCATTACAATGGATATTGGTTAAAGCATTAAGTGAACCTAATATGGTATTCTCTATTGTCCGTAAATCATTTCCATCAATGAGAGTATCCATTATGAGAGATTGGGTTGGTATTCTAAAAGGTTTAAACATATGGGATGAAGATAAATGGTCTGCAACTGAACACATCTATACATTTGATAACGGAAGCATGGTTGAGTTTATGTCAATCGATAGTTCGGAGAAACGTAAAGGTAGTGCAAGAGATTACTTATTTGTAGATGAGTGTAATGAGTTAAGCAGAGAAGATTGGTTTCAATTATTTATCAGAACACGTAAGAAGAGTATCATAGCATACAACCCATCATTTGGTACAAACAATTATATCTTTACTGAAATACAAACACACCCCGAAGCGGACTTATACATTAGTACGTTTAAAGATAATCCTTATTTAGAGAAGCAGTTAGTAGAAGAGATTGAAAGATTAAAAGATATTAACCCTGAATACTATAAGATATATGGTATGGGTATGCCAGGTAATAACGTAGGTACAATCTTCTCAATCAATTTAGTAGAAGAAGTGCCAGAGAATGCAGAGTTCGTTGCATTTGGATTAGACTATGGATTTACCGTTGACCCAACTGCTTTAGTAGCAATTTGGAAAAGAGATAAAGATATTTTCATTGATGAACTAATATACCACAAAGGAATGGTTACATCAGATATAGCACAAAGATTAAGAGATTTAGAAGTAGGTAGAGAAGAGATATGGGCAGATAGTGCAGAACCTCGTCTTAACGAAGAACTATATAGGCTCGGATTCAACGTTAAACCAGTGCGTAAGGGGAAGGATTCCATTAAGCTAGGTATTGACCTTATGATGCAATATCGCTTAATAGTGACAAAGAGAAGCAGTAATATAGTGAAGGAGTTCGGAGAGTATGTTTGGATGGTAGATAAGAATGGTAACTTTGAAAACATACCTGTTGATTATTCTAACCACGCCATAGATGCAATTCGTTATGTGTGTATGGAAAGATTAAATGCGAAGAAGATAAACGCTGGACAATACTCAATATCAATAAGATAATATGCAAACATACACATCAGAAGAAGTAAAACAATTGTTACTATATGTAGCAGAAACACAAAAGGAAAACGAAGAGTTAAAAGCCAAAATGATTGCTATGGATGCAATGCTGAAAAACGAAATGGCTAAAAACAAACAATTAAAACAAATACTAAATACATACACCGCATGAGAAAGACATTAACATTAGAGATACCTACGAGTTGGAAAGATGTAACACTTAAACAATACCTAGCGTTACAAGCCGATTTGGAAGCATATAGAGATGATGAAGAAGCACAAATTGCATTAACGTTACATCACCTATGTGGATTAGACCCGCAGTATCTAAAGAGTTTATCAGTTG